TTAAACCTTTTTCATCAACTTCAAGCTGAAGGGTTGAGTTTGTGTTGTTTTTTCTAGATCTTGCTAATGCAAGTTTAGTATCATCGTGATTAACTAGAAGTACAACATCTTCTAGTGCTTCATCTTGTATTGCATCTCTTGCGATAGATTCTATCCACCAGTCATTACCGATAACAGTTTCTGATTCAAACACTACAGCATAACCTTCAATTGTTGCTGTACCATCTTCACTGTTTTCTTCTAAATTAATATCAACTAGATTGAATGCTCTACGAGCTCTGATTTCATTGTCCAGTATCATCGTTATCCTCCTCATTTAAACTAACTTTATTCTTTAACTGATATGCATCAATTATTTCTTTACTAACAAAGTTTAATGAAACTCTGTCTACTCCACCATCTGGCTCATAACCAGCTAGTTCTCTTTGTTCAGCACGTGACAAGTAATTTTGTGGTCCTAGATTTTTAATCATTTCTAATCTAGTTTTAATCGTGTAGTGTTGAACCAGTTTGTCATAAACCTTAATTTCATTATCGTGTTGTCTACCAATATGTTTGAACAATACATGAGTTGCTGCTTGTTCAATTGCTATCTTGAATGATTCGATATTTTTTGAATAGAGAGTTTGCCATTCATTCTCTGTCGCATCACCTGTAAGAATCTTCATTGATACACCAAAATTCATTAAAGCTGTTTTTTCGAGATGCTCTAGAACTTTCTCATCAACAATTTGCGAGGATATATTCATAGGCTCGAAATGTCCATCTGCACCTAGAGTTGCAAATGCACCGTTACCTGTACTCAAGTTTTTTATAAACTCTTCTTTAAACTGATCCAGTGCATCTTTACCCATTTGTGATTTAGCACTGAGTACACCTTTAAGTTGCATCGATGTTTCAAGTGCTTTTGGCATAAGCGTTGTTACTTGGTCATAGATCTTCAGTTTCTTTAACAAATCAGATCTATTTTCTCTTCCAAAATAATAATCATCACCATAGTGTTTTCTAAAGTGAATCACATCTTCATAAGGTACACTATAGATTCCACCATTTACTATTTTGAAAACAATCATATAACTATTCGTTTTTTCATCAAAAATCATGTCTTCTGATTCTGAATTTATTGGAAATATTGATTCTAATTTTGTGATTATACCGCCATCACCATAGTCATATTGTCTATAGTGAGGAAACCAATAAGCATTCTCTCTAACTTCTAGTTGATAAGCTGTCCAATACAGCATATCTTTTAATGTCATGACTGGATTTGGTTTTCCTTTAAATAATCTGTTGATGTCATCTTTGTTTTCTGTAACAATTCCATTTTTAACTTTTACAGATTTAATAACCATCTTTGAACATTCTTCAGCAATCGCATGTATACAAGCTCTTACTACTGATGCTTCATACACATTAATATTTGGTGATGAGCCTACAAAACCTTTGTAAACTGTACCATGTGGTTCTGTTTTACTTTTAAATACTGATCTTAAATAATCTAAAAATCCCATTTTTAATCACCACCCATATTCATTAATGTTTCAAAATCTGATTGATACATTGATTTCACTGCATATGCAATCATCATACTCACCGCTCCATCTATTCTTGTTGTTGATGACTGCACTTTAACAGGCATAATCAACCCTGAATTATTTGTCTTAACTGCTACATTCATAAGATTCCATTTTGTAAGCTCATTATTCTGATAGTTTACATAGTGGTCTTTGAAGTCAGCCCCTAAGGATCTCATTGGATTACTTAACACTGAATAATCCATTCTTATCTTTTCAGTACAACCTTGACCAAACTTATGCTCTAAATCTTTAATTAGACCTTTTGCATTCCATTGGTCATATCCAAACTTGAATGGTTTGAGTTTATACTTTTCATATAATTCCCAATACCATGCTGTAATTGCTTCATATGTAACTTCATTACCAGGAAGGATTCTTATCAATCCTTTTTGAGCTAAGCTGTGATAGTCTTTTCTTTCAAGGTTTGTCCTATTTTCGCTATTGGCTTTTGACTCTGGTATGAAATACATTGTTGAGAAAAACTTCTTTCTACCTTTTTGGATAAGAATTGATGCAGCTGTTAAGTCTGTTGTTTCAGATAAATCGATACCACCAATGTAGAAACTTTCTCTAAACTCTTCTAAATCAAATGTTTCATTATTCTCTATCTCATTGTGTAATAACCATGAGATAGCTTTGTTTTGCTTCATGTTGAAGTCTTTACAAAGGATGAATGCTCGATCTTCATTAGATGATCTTGCTTTCTCAACGTTATCCTCTAGATATTCCCATTGCTTAATAACTCCCATCGAAGGATTTGATTTCCACCATGAGTTTCTATCAGTCCATATTTCATTTTCGTTATCTTGGGTATATAACCAGGGAAGCAATGACTCATCATCAATTTCTCTTTTTAAAACCTTTCTTGCATAAACCAATCTTTTATCAAGGTATCCATCATCAACAATTCCTTCAGTTGTAATTTCAATGATGATTGGATCTTCAACAACAGAAGCTGATTGCCATATACTCATGAAGATTGTATTTTCACGCATCTCATGAACCTCATCGATGACTGCTTTTGTGATATTACGACCTTCTTTGTTTTTTTGTCTTTCTGAAATCTTAAAGACTCGAGATCTGTTTTTAATGTTTTTGAGTCCTTTTTTATTTCTATGTGTATGCTTACCATCTGGATCGATAGCTTCTCTCATGCTATCAATCTCTTGGAATACTAGATCTGCTTGTGCATCATCATTTGATGAACAACATATATCTTGACCACCACTTCCAATAAACAAATCAGTATTACAGTCAGATGCAGCAAGTGTAGTCTTTCCATTTTTTCTAGCGATTAGAAGTAAAATCTGTTTATACTTTCTTATGCCACTAGATTTTTTAAAGCTATAGATAACTTCAAGTAATGCTTTCTCCCATTTCATGAGTTTTAATGGTTTACCATAAAATCTATTTTTAGATTGTTTACAGAGTGTTTCAGTAAACTCGATTCTGATATGGGCATCAGTTGGATCATACTCATAATGTTTTAAATCTTTATAACAATTTTGTAGTACTTGCTTCATCTCTTGGCCAACAAACCAACCTTTTTCAAATACCATCTTGTAATAGTCAAGGAAATAGCTAAAGACTCCATTGATGGTTGTGTTTTCTAAATCAACCTTATTCATTATTTATCTTTTTATCTTTCATAAATTTAGCTATTGGATCAGAATTTTGTTCATTCTTAATATCATTACCCATGATTTTATTCAGCACTACAATTTGATTCGCATATACCTGTTTAAGTTTTGTGATTACCTTTGCAGCTTCAGATATCTTCTGTCTACTACTATCTGTCTTGTGAACAATTACTAAAGGTAAATTGCTTAAGCTATCAATTTGTTTTTTGGTATCAATTAAATCTAATATAAAATCTTTGTTTAATTCAAAGACATCATTCATTTTTTTAGATTCAAATAAATCTTTATAGTCTTGTAAATTCATATGATCTCCTTTGCTTCACTTTTTGAACCATGACTTCTTTTTTTCATTGGAGTCATTTTTCAAAAATATTTTTTTTCAAAATTTCAGTCGCGAGGAAAGTTACCTTGCTGGGGGGCTAACATCACTACCCATTTTCTTCATCAACAGGGGGGGTATACTGTGAGAACCATCTATTAATGTATTCCTGCCATTCCGCTTTATATTCCTTACGATAGTCATTAACTTGATTTAAACGGTTTAAACATTCTTCTTGTGTTGTATCCATTAAGATAGCTGCATCTACTTGTAAGTCATTGATGATTCTATCTCTATCAAATGTATTTGGATAACCACCAATGATCCATGCTGTCTTCCATTTGCCATATCTTGTCTTGATGTGGTCCAGTAACAAATCCCTTACACTGAAGAGATTTCTTTTAACTGCTGGTACTTCTTGATATGTTGGCATAAGAGTAATTGCTTCTTGTAGTTTGTCAAGATCTACTACTATGTCACTGTATCCTTTGTTCTCTTTCACATATGTAGTCTTACCACTTAAAGGTGGACCAAATATTAAGATAACTTCTTTATGTGTAATAAACCTACCATGTTCTTCATTGTGGCATTTATGACAAATAACTTCTACATTATCTTTATTAAGTGATTTGGAATAATCATCATAATCACTACCTTTTAAGTGTTTGATATGATGTACTTCTAACTGTGATGTATCTGTAAAGACTGTATTGCATCTCCTACATATACCACCATTCTCTATGATGACTAACTCTCTAAATGCTCTCCATGTTCTGGATGTATAGAACTTATGTCCTGGCATTACCAATCGTTCTCCTCTTTGATTTTTAACGCCTTCTTATCAAGTTCTAATCTTTGTTTCTTAAGGATGAGTTCTGCTGGACTGTCTACAAATGGGTTCTTGGTATCCTTTGAATAATGCTTCATTAGTTTCCATAATGCACTCTCTGAAGGTGGATATTTCTTATCTATAGTTTTCCTAGATACCTTTGCATTACCATCTTCATCAATGACCTCTAGCGTGACTACTTCAGCACCTTTTTCTTCATATCCTAGAGCAACCTTCAACATTTGATTAGTTAAATCAGGCAACATTGATTCTGCTGCATATTTACGTGCTTCAAATAATGCTGCAGATAAGATGCCATATTCTCTCTTATACTTAATCCATGTATTTTTGGATATGCCTAATCGAGTGTATATATCTTTCTCAGATGCATCATAATGAATGATCCAATTCTTTATCTCTGGTATTCGGATTTTTACTTGTTGCCATTTAGAGTCTGCCATATAATCACCTTCATTTTTGTTGCGGAAGTTCATACACCATATAGGATTAAACGGTTATCTAATATTTTGAAAAAAATAAATAACCGCAGTTTCTACTATATTTAGTTCTTATTTGAGGCTCTAGAGATCAGTGCAAAGGATGGAAAGACTGTCCTAGAACCTCAAATAAAAACTACACTTGTCCTCACCTTCAAATTAAAGATATCCATGTAACGTGTCAATCCCATTTTTGTCTATAGTTAAAAAGTTGTGCACCCATTACTACGTAATGATGATAAAAAAAAGAAGGCAAAAACCTTCTTTTATACTTGGCATATTGGTAGATTCTTTTTGTTTTTTGAGAACCACTCATTAACTATGTTTGTATATTCTTCATCAGTCGCATTTGTATGACCTCTAACTTGAATGACTTCATGATCGTTAACTTCTATTGTCATGAATGGATCTTCAGGACTATCATTTTTTCTTAAAAAGAAAATCATTGATGTGCCTGCTACTATTTTTTTAAGATATCTATCATTCGTTCCAACACAGTGATTTAACTTATCAGACTCAAATTTCATATCCATAAAATCCTTAGGAGTCATGATTAGAAGATTTTTATAAACAAATTTTAAAGGCTTCATCTTCTTTAGTCTTTCGTTTAATTCATCATGTTTGAGTTTCTCTGCAGATAAATGTTGTCTCTCAATATAGTTTCTTAAGGATCTATTTTTCTCAAATACTTGAGCATATTTCTTAAAGCTTTGCTTACCGATGTTCACATCATAAAGCAATACCTCTGATGCAGCCTTCTTCCCACCAAGTTTAAGCATTAGCTCACATGAGTAAAGTTTCAGATCAGATGAGTTAAGTAGTTTAAAGTAGTTTATACGCTCAAAATCTTCTACTGGTACATATTTTAATCGATCTACTTTTTTCAATATCTTAATCGTATCAGGATGTTGTATTCTTTGCTCATGGCTGTAAAAACAATCATATCCTGTTTGATAACGTCCCATATATTTAACTTCCATTGCAGGTAGCATCATATAAATGTTTTTAAAAGGAGCATATGTATAGGAATATTCTTCATTGTTGTCTTTATGTATAAACATGACTCTTATCATATGCCAATATTCTTTTTGACAAGGATCACTACTGTGATTATGCCATTCTTGTAATACAATGAAATCTTTCCACTCTTCTAAAAACGTAAATACATGGTCTTTTTTGTATTTCATTCTTTCTATCATAAAATCATGATAAGGAAATCTACTTAAAAAATATTCATGAGCTTTTTGAGTGATGAAATCATCACCATACCATTTATCTTCAGCATCTTTTTCATCTCTTCGATAAAGATGAGGTTTTTCTTTATATCGCTTGTGAAAATGTTTAGCAAATATTTCTGGTAAGAATGAGTAATATCTTTCATCCTCAGGTGGTAGTTTTAACCATTTCTCATATGTTCTCATATCTGGAAACTCTGATATCACACATCATCAACTCCAAAATCAAACATAGATAATACTTCAACATTACTCTTTGGTTTTTCAATCTTAGACTTATCTTCTTTAGGTTTATCATTATCTTTCTTTTCTTCCTTAGATAGTTTAACTTTTGTCTCTTTTTCAAGTGTTTCATTAGTTTCAAGGAAGTAATGAATAGCCCATCCAAAAACTATCATTGGATTAACTGATCCAGATTTGCTTTTTAAATGTTCTTTAGCTTTTGCTTCTATAAAGTTCCAACATTTATCAAAATCTTTTTCTTCTGATTCTATCGATTTTTTAAGTACTTCATCGCTTTCAGCTACTTTGTTACAATAAATCATTAATGCATCTTTTTGGTCTTTAGCTTGCATCATTGCATTAATCATTAATTGTTTATTTTGTAATTCATTCATTTCTAACACCTTTTCCTTTGCTCGGATTTAACTTTTTTAGTTCAAACTTAATTAATGCTTTACTAACTAATTGTTGAGATACTCCACTTATCTTAGATATATCTCTAATAGAACATTTGCGATCAACATACATCCTTTTCAACTTGTCTTTATTTCCATTTCTTAAAAATGGATGTTCTAGCGTGATTTTCATTTCTTTCAAATGCCTATATATTGTCATAGGGTGAACATAGTGCAAATCAGCTATTTCTTTGACTGACTTACCACTTTCGTATTGAATTTTCAGAGTTTCTTCATGTAGTTTAATTTTATTACTCATCTAGATTCACCTCATCAGTGAGCTCATAGATCCTAGAGAGTAATCTTTCAACATATTTCTTATCAGATATCTTTTGCTGGTACTTCTCACCAAGTTCTATGATGCTATAGTTTGATGTAATGATTGTTAGATGCCTATGAGTTAATCGATACTGTAATATTGGCATCAATACTTCTGTGAAAAACCATTCAGAGTTGTATTCAGCTCCAAGATCATCAATCACAAGTAAATCAGAGTTATTAAGAATTTGAATTCTTGTTTCAAGATTATCAAAGTCCTTTGCTACTCTTGCAAAGCTAGGAGCAAATAGAAATGCTCCTTTAGTGCCTCTATCAATGAGTTCGTTTGTGATTGCATTTGCTAGATATGTTTTACCAACTTGAAATTGTTTTGAATGAATATATAATCCACGATTTTTATCACTCTTTTTATCAACAATTCCAACTGCTAGTTTATAAGCTCTTTTTCGATTTAAAGTATTAAGTTTAAAATCTGATAAAGATGCTTTTAGATCTCTTGAATCATCACCAAATAGTTTTATAGAGTTTTGTCTTTGTATTTCTAGTTGCTTTTCTTTAGTGTCTACAAAGACTATTTCTAGATAGGGTTCTTTACGAAGTTTTACCGTCATCCCAGGATGCTCTTTTTCTTTGAGATTAAGATAGTTGACTGCTAACATGACATTGCTTTTGTTGGTAATATCAATATCAGCTGTTTCAGGATCTGATAACACACGTTCTACAAACTCTTTAAAACTATCTGTCTTCTCTTCTGACATATGGTGTAATTGGTTCTTGAGATTTTGCATTAGTAGATACCTCCTTGTTACTGTTTGAGTTTTCCCATGTTCTAACTGCAGCTTTCCAATCTTTCATCTTGTTTTTACCAATCATCCAGTTTTTAGCAAGATAGAAATTATACCATCTATTTGGATCTACATTGTTATTCCGTTTTTTGCAATAATCAATGACTTCTTCAATGGTAGGTGGGGAAAACTTTCCCCTACTCTTTATATCTTTTAATTCTTTATCTAATTCTTTATCTAATTCTTCTTCTAGGTGCGTTACTGTAACGTTACGTAACGTTTCATTGTCTTTAGGTTCTTCTAAAAGTTTCTTTTTCTCACGATGTTTAGATACTCTTTCACGTGTTTGTTGTCTTATTTTATCCATACCTTCAATGTTTTGATGTTTACTCCAATTTGAGATTTGAATATAATCACCACGTTCAATCATGTTTAAGTTTTCAAATGTGTCTAAAGCGAGTCTTATTGATGATACTTTTCTGTTAAAAATAGTAGCTAACATGTCATCGTTGTATGCAATCTTATGATTGAGCAATAATGCTCCATTTTGATTCGTTTTTCCAGCTTGTGCTAAAAGTTTAAACCAAATGACAATGATTGTGTCAGCTTCAGGTAATGCATCGATTAACCTCATTTTTTCATCATCAAATATGTCAGTTGTGATTTTTATCCATTTAACACTAGCCATTATTTTTGCTCCTTTAGTAATTTCTTGATATCACACACCATTTTGTTATCAATGAAATGGATCTCTTTGTCGGATTCTCTAAGTTCAACAACTCCATCATTTACAAGCTTATTAATATGCTTAATAATCTCATGTCTTTTCTTGCCTGTTGTGTTTTGAATGATTAACATTTGACCATTTTCATGTATCACCACTGGTACTCCTTTAATATCAGTTGCATATTTGTATCCTGGATAATTTATAGGAATATACTCTGGTGTTTCTTTTAGTTTTGTTAAATCTTTTATTACTGCAATTTCTACTTTTATGCTCATTTTTTCATCCTTTCTTTTTCTCTTGAAAAATGTTACATAACCACTACATCTGTCAATTTTTTTATAATACCTTTTAAATCTCTTTTGACCGCTCTATGCAATGATTAAGTGATTATTAAATCTTTTATAACTTGTAAAAAATGTTACCGTACAGTGAAATGTCGTTAAATCACTGTATTTTTATGCTTGTACTACCCATACTTCAAACGAACCTCTAGAATCTTCAGGCACATAAAAATATGCTCCTAAAGAATCAAACTCACGCTTACAGTATGAGGGATCAAATCTATACGCAACGTATCCTTCTTTGACATCTTCAGCTGTCATATCATCAAATATATCAGTCTCTTCTTTGGCAATTTCCAAAGCTTTCTCTTTAGTGAATTGTTTTTTATCAAATACAAAATCACCATT